GAAAAATTTTTATAAAAGGAGAAATTGGCGGTGAAGGTGTTAACCTTATTGATGTTGTTACACAAGTTAAAGACCAAGAAAAAGCATCTTCTTTTGATGTTATAATTGATAGTCAAGGTGGGAACTTACAAACAGGCTTCGAAATTTATGACTATTTAAAAACAATTGAAGTTCCTGTTAACACAATAGGGAAAAATATTGTTGCTAGTATTGCTACTGTTATTTTTATGGCAGGGCAAAAAAGAAGCGTTCAAAAGGGGACTGAATTTATGATTCACATGCCCTTTTTGCCATTTGTAGAAAACGCAGGAAAAGAAGACCTAGAATATTTAGCCAAAGAAGTTGGAAGGGTTGAAAACAAATTAATAGACTTTTATTCAGATAAATTAAACTTAGATAAAAACGCAATTAAACCAATTTTAAAAAATGAAACTTGGTTAAGCGAAAACCAAATGCAGACACTTGGAATTGTTACCGAACCAGTTAACAATAGAATGCCTGTAATAGCAAATTTTAATATTAAAAATCCAAAAAAAATGAACAAAAAAGAAGAAAAAACAACAGGAGCGGCAAAAAGCATCGTTAAAATGATTGCTAATTTTTTAGCAGGTGAAGTTTCTGCAAAACTTTTGTATACGGCAGATGACCGCGAAGTAAATTTTGCTGAATTAGACGAAGACGCTGAAGTAAGTGTTGGAGATGTTGCAACAATTGACGGTGAAACCGCTGAAGGTTCTTTTGTAATGGCAGACGGTAATACAGTTGTGTTTGAAGGTGGTGCTGTTGTAGAAATAATTGCACAAGAGGAAACAGCTGAAGAAGTAATGGAAGATAAAACAGAACTTGAAAACGCTTTGCAAGAACTTGAAGATGCTGTTAAAAAAGTTGAAACTTTAGAAGCAGAAAAAAATCAACTTGAAGTTGAGTTAGTTGCACAAACTAAAAAAACAAGTGATGCAAATAACATGCTGAAAAAAATAAAAGAAATTCAAAGTAAAATTGTAGGGAAACAAGAAAAAAGAAATGTTGAAGTACCACAAAAAAAACAAACACTTTCACAAAGAAGGGAAGCGGCTTTTGCTTCAATTAAAAACAATAATTAATAAATAAAAAAAGAAAAAAATGGCTTATACAGACAACTTTGCAAGCGAGGTATTACCCTTAATTACAGATTTAACAAGTGCCGAATTAATGCAATTCAGCAACACAATTTTTGAAAATGCATATCCTACTACAGATATTCGTGATTCAATCACAACATTGACAGGAATGCGAAACGGAACAGTTTTACCAATTTTAATTGACAAGCCTACTCCTGATTCATTTCCATTTGTAGCAGATAACAATTGTAATATTGAAAGCTGTGACATTGAAGAAGATTGGTCAACACATGTATGGCAAATTGGTTTGATTGAATGCCGTGCTGAAATTTGTATGCGTGCATTTAATGAGAACTTTTTAGTTTTCTTTAACCAATACAGAAACACACAAGCGGGGGGAGCAGATATTAATTTGGATAGCGCACTTATCCAATTTATGACAAATAAATTTACAAAGAATTTAAGACTGTCAACATGGAGAGCAGCGTTTTTTGGTGATACTAATAGTTCAAGCCCGTTTTTCAACGGTGTTGACGGTATTTTTGCACAAATGAGTGCAGTTCCTGAAAATATTGTTTCAATTACACAAAACCAAGGAGCAACGGCACAAGACCAAAAATTTGCAAGCGGTGAAGACGTTTATAATTATTTGATTGAGATGTACGAAATTGCAGCAGAGCAAGCATGGTTTGACCCTAGTATTTTAGAATATCATGTAACTAAAAGCATGTCTAGCAAATTAGTTTCATGGTTAAATGCACAAGGTAATAACAGACCGTTAAACTGTGATTGTATTGACCCTAATGCGGCAGTTGCATCAAACGTATTTATGATGGAAGGACTAACCATTAATGGTATTCCTGTTTACACTCATAACGAGTGGGACGATATTATTAACTACAGTGCCGAATTAAACGGTGGCGGAGGTAACAATGCGAGAGTATTGCCACATAGAGCAATATTAACATTTAATCAAAATTTACTTGTTGGAACTACACAAACAGAAGCGTTAAACAGCTTTGATATATGGTACTCAAAAGATGACAAAAAAGTATACTTAGAAGGTTCTTCATATGTTGGTGGTGGTGTACCGTTATTGAACGAGTATGTTTTAGCAATTTAATAACTAAAAAAAGAAAAATTATGGCTATAGTAAGCACATGTGCAAAATTGTTTTCAGGGTTCGACGCAAGTTGCGACAGCCCTGTAAGACAATATTTCCAACAAGCGGTCTTGATTAACAAGTCTGACATTGATACTTTAACAATCACAAAAACAGACACACAAACTGACCCACCTACGTGTCAGTATTTTGTTGAATTTTCTTTGAAAGTAGATACAACAGGTTATGTTTTTCAAGGCTCCGAAGCAGGTTCAAATTTCTTTGGAAGTTTTGACAAAACAAGAAGTGACTTAGGTTTTCCTCAATATGTTCATAACGTTCAAGTTTTAGCAACTGGAATAAGCGAACAAATAAAATGTATAGTAGACAGCCTTGACAAAGGAAGTTTTATTGCAGCATTGCAATTAAAAGACGGGACAGTTGAAATATACGGTGCTGAAAACGGTTTGTCAACTGGAGACTATTCATATAACATTCAAGAGGGTGGCGGTGGCGCACCAATTTTGCTTAGTAGTTTAGAAAACTCACCCGAAAATAATTTGCCTTTAGTTTATAAGTCTGCAAGTCCAGGCGGTGAAGGTGCTGATTTTGATTCTGCTTTTAGCAATCCTAGTTAATTAATTATAATTTATTACTTTTGATAAAAACAAAGTAATGGAATTAAAAGAATTAGTAAAACTAGACAGCCAAAAGGTTAGAAG